CATCATTTACAGAATTCAGCGTGCGCCAGAAAGAAGAATTTTTTATGTTGACGTGGGTAACATGCCTGCACACATGGCAATGAGCTTCGTTGAAAAGGTTAAGAATGAAATTCAACAAAGACGTATTCCTAGTTCAACGGGTGGTGGAACATCAGTAATTGATGCTTCATACAATCCACTATCAACTAACGAGGACTACTTCTTTCCACAGACAGCGGAAGGTAGAGGTTCTAAGGTTGAAACATTACCGGGCGGCACAAACCTAGGCGAGATTACCGATCTTAAATATTTCACAAACAAATTGTTCCGTGCTTTGAGAATTCCGGCGTCTTATTTGCCAACATCAATTGATGAACAGGCTAACACAGTATCCGACGGTAAGGTTGGAACTGCATACATACAGGAACTACGCTTCAACAAATACTGTGAAAGATTACAATCAAACATTGTTGAATCTTTCGATCAAGAATTTAAATTATGGTTACTTTCAAATGGTTACAACATTGACAGTTCACTATTCGAACTTAAATTTAATCCGCCACAAAACTTTGCGGCATACAGACAGGCTGAACTTGATACGACTAGAGCAAACATATTTGGAACATTACAACAGGTTCCACATCTATCCAAACGCTTTGCACTAAAACGTTATCTTGGTTTAACGGAAGAGGAAATCAAGGAAAACGAAAGATTATGGAGAGAGGAGAACGAAGGAAATCTTACACCGCCGACAACTGATGCGGCTGGTGAGTTAAGAACAGCAGGCATCACGCCTGGTGGAATCGCAGCAGATGCCGAAGCACAGTCAGCAGAGGCAGATCCCGGCATGGCGGCAGCGGCCGAAGAACCAGCAGGAGGTGCTGAGGCAGAAACTCCTGCACAGTAATAAATAGTAGTATGCTTCTTAGAGAATTTTTGTATTTTAATGACGACATAAACGACTTTGCTGTTGATCGCAGATACGATAATAGCAATGATAGTTCTGTTGTGGAACTGGATGATACAAGAAAGATTAGATTAACTCTAAGACAGATCAATCAACTGCGACTCCAAGCAGAAGCCCACGAAGCAGAAAGACAGAGCGAAATGGGTTTCATTAGACAAATGTATGGAACTCCAGTTGAGCAAGAAGAATAAAAATAAACCCCTTACAAAAGACATAGCATTCGTGCTAGGAAACGGCAATAGCCGTTTAAATCTTCAGTGTGAAAAACTATTAGACATTGGAACTGTTTATGGTTGCAATGCACAATACAGAGAATTTGATCCTCACTATTTGGTTGCCGTTGACGTAAAAATGGTAAACGAACTAATCGACAGTGGGTATGCACAAAAAGGGACAGTTTGGACTAATCCTAACAAGGGCATTAAGAACAAGAACAAGATTAACTTTTTTAATCCGCACAAGGGTTGGTCAAGCGGACCAACAGCACTTTGGTTTGCAGCAACTAATGGTCATAAGACCATATACATACACGGCTTTGACTACCAAGGAATGAATGGAAAATTTAATAATGTGTATGCAGACACTCATAACTACAAGAAATCAACGGATTCTGCCACCTTTTTTGGCAATTGGCTTAGTCAAACAGAGAAGGTTATTAAGGAGTTTGTCCATACTCAATTCTATAGAGTCATAGAACCTGGATCATTTATACCGGATAAATTGGGTCCGCAATACCCTAATTTGAAGCACATTTCCTATCAGGATTTCGAAAACACCTTCCAGGGCACTATATATCAAGACAAAATGATTCAAAAAACACCCATTTAACCGGTTTTTTATAAGTAAAATGTAAATACATTACGAAAACAGCCTTACCAATTAAAAAGGAGAATACAATGGCAGATAAAACTACATTAGAACAAATGCTTGAGCATTTGGTAAATGACGACACTGCAAAAGCAGAAGAATTATTCCACGAATACGTTGTTGCAAAATCAAGAGAAGTATACGAAAACCTTATCGAAGAAGAAATGAAGGATGAGGAAGTTGATGAAGCATCAAAAGATGAAGATGCAGAAGACAAAGAAGTAGACGAAGCATCTAAAGACGACGACGCAGAAGAGGACAAAGTTGACGAAGCGACTGATGAAGACGAAGAAGTTGACGAAGAATTTGAAGAAGTAGCCGTAGAAGGTGATGACGAAGAAGGCGAAATGGACGCTATGGGCGGAGACGCTACAGACGACCTAGAAGCAGACATCACAGGCGATGACGAAGAAGGTGAAAAGGAACCAGAAGAATTATTCCAAGATCTAGATTCAATCGTTGATGAGCTACAGGCTAAATTTGATGAAATTAAAGGCGAAGACAAGCCAGAAGGCGACGAAGACATGGAAGACGAAATGAAAGATTCAATCGAAACTCCAGTTTCTTCAGACCCAGAAGGTGACGCTGAACTAGCAACGATGCGTGAGTATGTTGAAAAAGTAGCAGGCGGTCATGGTGCTGAGAAAAAAGGTGCTGCGGACTCTGCGGACAACAAAAAATCAGTTGTTGACAACATGAAAAATGACATGGGCGGAACTACTGCTAACATCGCTAAAGGCGGTGAAGCCAACGAAAAGAACGATGGCGGATTATCAGAAGTAACACCTAAAGACATTGATTCAGGCAACGTAAACGTTCCAGGCGCTAAGAAAGCAACAGACCTGTCAGCAGTAAAAGGCGGACACGGTGCTGAGAAAGCGGGTGCTAAAGAACAAGCGGACAACAAACAATCAATTTTCCGTGGTCGTAGATAACAGAGGGTATAAGGATTGAAAACTACACTAGCAGAACATCTGAGCTTCGATCAGGCTAAGATCGTCCTAGAGCGTGATGAAGGCGAGGGCAAAACGTTACATTTAAGTGGCATCTGTATTCAGGGTGACATTCGTAACGCTAACCAGCGCATTTATTCTTCTAAGGAAATTGATAGGGCTGTCAAGACGCTCAACGAACAGATCTCTGGGGGGTATTCAGTGCTCGGTGAAGTCGATCATCCTCAAGATTTACGTATCAACCTCGACCGTGTTAGCCACATGATCACAAAAATGTGGATGGACGGTCCTAACGGCTACGGAAAACTTAAAATGCTTCCAACTCCAATGGGTCAACTAGTAACGACCATGTTGGAGTCGGGAGTAAAATTAGGAGTTTCTAGTCGCGGATCAGGCGAAGTGGATCCAAGTGGTAACGTTCAAGGTTTTGAAATTATCACAGTGGATGTGGTTGCACAACCAAGCGCACCAGGCGCCTATCCAACACCAGTTTATGAACACCTTATGAATAGTAACGGTGGTTATCAGGCATTTAAAGTAGCACAAGAAGTTCAAGGCGACAAACAGGCACAACGATACATAGCAGAGAGCTTGAAAAAAGTAATTCAAGGTCTTAAATCTTAAGGAGAATCACAATGCTAGATTTTGTTAAACAATTGTTCGAAAACAACGTGATTTCCGAAGAAACTAAGTCGGAGATTGAATCCGCTTGGGAAACTGCCGTTCAGGAAAACCGCGACACAGTCTCTACACAACTACGTGAAGAATTCGCGCAAAAGTATGAGCATGATAAGGCCGCAATGGTTGAAGCAGTAGAAAAGATGCTTTCAGACAGAATTACTGCTGAGCTATCTGAGTTTGCTGAAGACCGCCAAGGACTTATTGAAGCACGTGCAAAGTATGCCAAGAAGATGAAGAAGGATTCCGCAGCAATGGAATCATTCATTCTTAATAACCTTAAAAAGGAACTTGGTGAACTACGCGAAGATCGTAAGAATGTAGCGAACAATGTTGCTAAACTTGAATCTTTTATAGTGGATGCACTAGCGAAAGAAATCGCTGAATTCCACGCAGACAAGAAGGATCTTGCTGAAACTAAAGTTAAACTTGTTAGAGATAGCAAGGCTAAGTTTGAAGCGATTAAGAAAGACTTTATTTCTAAATCGTCAGCAATCATTTCTGAAACAGTTGGCAAGAAATTGCACGCTGAAATGTCACAATTAAAAGAGGATATCGAAGCAGCACGTCGAAACGATTTTGGACGTAGAATCTTTGAAAGTTTCGCAAGTGAATACGCAACTAGCCATCTAAACGAAAAATCAGAAACAGCCAAACTTCTTAAAGTTGTTAAACAGAAAGAAGAAGCAGTTGCTGAAGCCGAAGCGAAAGCAGAGGAAGTTGAGAAGTTAGTTGAAAGCAAAGATGCTGAGATTGCACAAATGAAAGATGCAGCCCATAGAAAAGCAGTAATGTCAGAATTGATGTCACCTCTTTCTAAGGAAAAGCAAGAAGTAATGAGTGAACTCTTAGAATCTGTTCAAACAGATAAATTACACGCAGCCTTTGACAAATACATTCCTGCCGTGATGGAAGGTAATGTGCCGAAGAGGGACAAGGTAGCGTTGACTGAAGGCAAAGAAATAACAGGCGATAAAGCACAGGCACAGATCGGTGGTTCGGAGCAAAAAACCGCTGAGATATTTGACATCCGCAGGCTTGCGGGACTAAAAGTTTAAGGAGAACAAACAATGTCACAACTATTAGAGTCACGCTGGTCAGAAACCAAAGACGCCCTTTTAGAAGGTCTTCAAGGTAACAAGCGTTCTGTTATGGCAACGACTCTGGAAAATACCCGTAAGTATTTGTCAGAGAGTGCTACAGCAGGTGCTACTTCTGCCGGCAACGTCGCAACACTAAATCGCGTCATTTTACCAGTAATCAGACGTGTAATGCCAACGGTCATCGCAAATGAATTAGTTGGTGTTCAACCAATGACTGGACCAGTGGGTCAGATTCACACACTACGTGTGCGTTATGCTGACGCATTTACTTCATCTGCATCACCTGCTCCATTAGGAACAGATGTAACAGCAGGCGAAGAGGCACTATCGCCATTCAAGATTGCACAGGGCTATTCAGGTTCTAGCACGACTGATAAGGCTGATACTACAGCATCAAAAGAAGGTGTTGCTGGTAACAAACTATCAATCCAAATCTTGAAGCAAACAGTTGAAGCGAAAACTCGTAAATTGAGTGCTCGTTGGACTTTCGAAGCAGCACAAGATGCACAAGCTCAACAGGGCATTGACATCGAGGCTGAAATCATGGCAGCTCTTGCACAAGAGATTACTGCTGAGATCGATCAGGAAGTTATCAACTCGCTTTCATCTCTTGCTGGCACAGCCGCACTAACATACGACCAAGCAGCGGTATCAGGAACTGCTACTTTCGTTGGTGATGAACATGCTGCATTAGCAGTTCAAATCAACAGAGTATCTAACTTGATCGCTCAAAGAACACGTCGTGGTGCAGGTAACTGGGCTGTTGTTTCACCAACAGTATTAACTCTGTTACAATCTGCAACAACTTCAGCGTTCGCAAGAACAACTGAAGGCACTTTTGAAGCACCAACAAACACTAAGTTTGTAGGAACTTTAAACAGCGCGATGAAGGTGTATGTAAACGGTTATGCTACATCAGACGATGTGTTAATTGGTTACAAAGGTTCATCAGAATCAGACGCAGCAGCGTTCTACTGCCCATACATTCCATTAATGTCAAGCGGTGTGGTTCTTGATCCGTCTACTTTTGAACCAGTAGTTTCGTTCATGACTAGATATGGTTATGTAGAGTTAACAAACACTGCATCATCTCTAGGTAATGCGGCAGACTACTTGGGCAAAGTAAGCGTAACTTCAGCGAACCTACGTTTTGCGTAAGTAAAACTTACACTACCAAGTGTATTAAAAAGGGCGGCATTTATGTCGCCCTTTTTTTATGGCTTGACAAAAGCATAATTTGAGTGTTAAATATACATATGCTTGAAATAGAAAGTCACAAAGACTTTGATAAACTTAGAGAACAATTAGACAAATGGCGAAAACGCCACCCTATGTTTAGCCACGATATTAGAACCATTCAAAATTCCATAGAACATCACATGAAGGCATACATGGAATGTCTAATTAAGTTCAAACAAACAAAAAGCGATCGCTATATCGAAAAAGCACAATTAGAAATAGATAATATAAATCAATTAATAAACAGCATTAGCAAGGCTGAACTAATGGCTATTCTCTCTAAAGGATAAATACATGTGTCTAATAAGTGTGCCGCAAGGCGGACTTATGCGGTAACCATCCGCGTAGACCTAGAACGTCAAAACAAGGAGAAACAAAATGGGAAGACCAATACAAAAAAGAAAAATAGGACAGGGATCTGCAAAGATTGAAGTCACTGCTGCTAGATTTTCATCTGGTGGTGTTATTACTGGCGACATTGATGATCCGTTATACATTGATAGACAGAGAGGCTCTCTACAATTCTTAATTAAGAATAGTTCAAATTCTGAAAAATTAAAACTAGTGGGCAAGGCAACACCAGCAGCAGGTGAATTTAACATCAAGGTAACAATTGACGATGATGCTGATGGAGCATTAAATGACTCTGCAACTTACTATGTAACCAAGTTACACAATAGAACAGTGAGTTGTCAACCAGATGATGATCCAACAGGTATGATCCATCTGCCATATCAATTAACTGCAACAGGTGATGATGCAATCCTAGGTGATGGCTTCACTCTTGCAAACATTGATGTTCAGAAGTAAACTATAGGAATAGATAATGTCTGAGTTTCTACAAACTAACGGCGATTATAACATAAAAACTAGAGAGGGTGGCATCGTTAAACTTGATGTTGGACCTCCAAGTGCCGGCGGACAAGTAATTGTTACAGCCAACCTAGTTGTTGAAGGTGACACCCTTACTGTAGAAGCAGAGAACTTAAATGTTCGAGACAATATCATTGAACTAAACTATGGCGAAACGGGTGCAGGCGTATCTCTAAGATATTCTGGATTACAGATAGACAGAGGCACGCTCAATCCCGCTTCGTTTTTTTGGGATGAAAATGATGATTCATTTAATCTAGCAACAGGCTCGCCAACATCAACTTTCAACTATAACGCAACACTGAGGTTGAAAAAAATTACCACTGATACGGCAAGTCCTGATCTAGAATTAATCGGATACGGTGACGGTGTTATAACAGTCGCAGGAACTAATGACTACGAAAACCAAGTTACAGATGATGACGATATTCCGAATAAAAAATATGTAGACGATTCAATTAGAGACAATCCAACTTTCCAAATTATTGACGATAACACGAGAGTCATTGTTACTGATAAGGAAGTATCTGGTTCTCTACAATATCTAATTGATAACACAGGATATTCTACATTTGGAGAAAGTGCTGTTTCTGTATTGATAGATGGAACACTAAACACACAATTTTATACCAATAGGGCATTTATACAAGGTTTAGAATTTAATCAAAACGAGCCTAATAATCCTACGATTAGTGTTAACAATACCAACGATAACATTTATCTACAAACTAACGGAACCGGTAAAGTAAGAACAAATTATGGAATACAATTAGAAGAAATTGCTGTTGATCCTGCATATGTTTCTGGATCAACAATACAATATGCAAAGAATCCGGGCATTGGTGACACTGGATTATTCTACAGAAATTCTAATAATGATACCGACGAATTGATAAGTAAAAATAAAGCATTGCTGTTTAGCATGATATTTTAAGGGAAAAAGATGATTACAAGCCAACAATTAACTACTACAAGTATAACAAAAGTATTCACTGCTTCCACAACAGGGGCCGCAGTAGGCGGTGGCGTGTCAGCACAGGATAGAGCAGTAACTAATATTATACTTTGTAATACAGGCGCTGTAACTATCACAGACGAAACTGTTAACAGAACCGAAGTTGACATCTATCTCGTAAAGAGTGGAAATACTCCGGTTGTTGGAAATCAGATCGTTGCAAATTTAGCAATACCTGCCGGCGAAACTGTATTCTTTAGTGACGAAAAGATTATTTTAGACGGCGGAGACGAAATACACATCAAGGCAGATGATGCTAATTTGGTTACTGTGACTGTTAGTTCATTACCTGTATAGGAAATATAGATGAAGTTTTTAAAAACACAATATACATCACGATACAGTCCTAGCGATAATACCATTAGGGTAAACACCTATGGCAGAGCAGTTATGGATTTTAACGGCGGAGTATTATTACCCAAGGGAACAACTGCACAACGCCCACAGTTGACAAGTGTAAGACAACCTACTGATGCAAACGGAACAATTAGATACAACACGGATCTAAATGAAATTGAAGCATACGTTGGCGGCAATTGGGAAACTGTGAGAGCTCCTGGTGCTAGTGCAATTAGCATAGAAACATTTGGACCTGGAAATTTATCGGATACAATTTTTGGACCACTCAATAACGTTCCGGCAAGTGCAAACAATATTATAGTGCTTGTTGAAAATGTAATGCAAATACCAACAACTAATTTTAGTCTGGTTCAAAATCCTAGTTCATTTGACACAGGTGAGGAAGTTTTAACAACTAATTTTGTAACTTCAACCGAATACATTATAACAAATGTTGGAGATACAGATTTTACATTAATTGGTGCCAGTGCGAATACAGTAGGAACAGTGTTTACTGCCACAGGTGCTGGCGGCGGAACAACAGGTAGAGCAAGACCAACGGGCTGGTATTTAGAATTTACATCACCAGTTCCTGTAGCAAAATATGTAACAGTGTTCTTTGGTTTCGCAAACTAGGAGGTAACACATGGCGCAATTGGGGCGAATTGGCGGACCGTTACTAGAACAAAACCTAGTAAGAAACAACATAGACTTAAAGTTTTCAAATACAACATTTGATTCAACATCAATTTTATATCTTGATGTCAACAATGGCAGAATAGGTATAAAAGACGATACTCCCACATTTGATCTTGACATCAATAATGATGCTCGAACCACCAACATGATAGTTGATGATAATGCAAGAATAGATAATATAATACCCGTATCTACCAGTCTGTTTACAACCAAGGTAGGACCGATTAATATAATGCCTCAGACTGCTGGCAGTTATGTAAATTTTCAAAGAATGAGATCAGATGATCTTGAATTTAATGATAATACAATTTTGGGAACAGTATCAAATCAAACCATAGAATTATCGCCAAGCGGCACAGGAACTGTTGAAGTTTCTTCTTCAACAAATATATATGGTAACCTGAAAGTTACAGGAAATATTAACATAGATGGCAATCTAACAAAACTAGGAAATTTAATAGTTGGTGATGAATTATATAATCCCGATACAGGCACCGGAGATACTGTTGAAATCGTTCCCGACTTTACTCAATCAATAATTCCTGGTGATGATAACTTATGGGATCTTGGTAGAGACCAATTGGATTCAAGTCCTAGAAGATGGTCAGAAGTCTACATAACTGACAATTTGACAAATGCAGATAGGGTAAATCCGCAGGAAGTTTTTGTAAGTGATCAGTTACATCTAAATGGTCGCACAAACGAAATTTTTGCGCTTCAATCTAATGACCCTGTTGTTCTTGCTCCTGACACTGGAATAAACTATATCGAAAGAACTCGATGGCAGGAAATCTCAGCATCAAGCACAGCAGCAAGTATTTCAGGAACAACACTTACTGTAGGTGGCACAATTACAGGATCATTTATTCCAGGAACACTACTAAGCGGAATTGGCATTGTATCAGGAACGGTAATTACAGCAACTTCAACAGGAAGCGATAGTTCGGGAACATATACGGTAAACATTAACTATAATGGTAGTGGATCAAATCCGAGTCCAACAGGAACAATTGCGATTACAGGAACTGTTGATGTAATAGAAAATTTAACTGATATTGGCGGAGGCCCAAGAATGCTTCCAGAAACACCGTTAACCTTTGCATCAACAGGAATTGGTTATCTAAGATTTATGGGCGATAGTGCATTCGTTATGCCAGCAGGATCTGATGCAGAAAGACCTGTTAGGCCTGAATTGGGTGACACTAGATGGAATACTGATCAAGACTATTTAGAAGCATTTGCGGGGGCTATTGAGGTTGTAACAGCAATAGCAAATCTTACCGGATTGCCAAATCAATTTCAATCAAGTGTTGTAGGAACCACAGACGGAAACGGTGAAAATGCCACCTTTAATTTAACTATAACATCTGGTTCTTTAACAATAGCAATTAATAATAGAGGACAGGGATACAGCACTAACGACTTAATCACCATTCCAGGAACCGTATTTACGGGTGGAGCAACTCCTACAAACGACGTGATAGTTACCGTAGGCGCACAAACCGACGATGGATACAATATTGCAACAGGTGGCGGTGCTGAAGTTAACGTTGCCCTAATGGAAGATCTAGGTGACGCATACAGCCTTATACTTGGCTAATCTTTACTTTTGGCTAAATACTATTGTTAACGTAGACCAACGTTAATCTTTTACTGTGGTCAACCCGCAATGCAAGGTGGTTGGAGGGACAGGATCCCCGTGTAAGGAGAGCAAATGGCAATAGGTCGTATAAGTGGGCCGCTCTTAAAGGCAAATCTCATACGTGATGGTGTGGATTTGACTTTTAGAAATGGAGCAAGTGACCCAGATATTTTGTATATTGATGTAAACAATGCTCGCATTGGTGTCAATAACTCAGCGCCTACAACTGACTTGCACGTAACCGGATCCACAAGAACCACAACACTCACAGTAGACAATCAAGTAGACGTTGGTAATTTACACATTACCGGTAACACCATTTCCAGTGATTTAGATACAATTAGTTTTGTTCCATCTGGAGCAGATCCTGTTATCTATCATTCAAGAGTTCAGGTTGATGATATTGAAATTGAAGGAAACACAATATCAACAACAAATTCAAATGCAACGCTAGAACTTAGACCCAATGGAACAGGAACACTAGAAGTATTTGCTTCTACTAACATTGATGGTAATTTATATGTTTCAGGAAACATTAACGCAGATGGTGATGTAACCATTGGCGGTAATATTACTATCGGTGATGCTCTCACTGATACTATACAGATTAATGCTGCAATCAAGAGTGATCTTATTCCAGAAACTGATAATACATACAATCTAGGAAGTTCATCTTTTAGATGGAAGGAATTATTTGTCAACAATGTGGTTACTGATAACCTTACGGTAAACACTTTAGATGTTGGCGACCTAATGTTTCGTGACAATGAGATTACTACTACGACAGGACAAGATTTATACATCGACGGTAACGGAACGGGTGGAGTAAGATTAGGTAATTTTAAAATAACTGGCAACGTAATTGAAAACGTTTCAAATGGTGCAATTACACAGATTACACAAACAGGAAACGGTTATTTTAAAATTGATACAACAAACGGATTTGTTCCACCAAGAGGAACTGATGCACAAAGACCAAGTGCGTATGCTGTTCTTGGTATGACAAGATATAATACAACTTCAAAGGCTATTGAAGTTTGGGACGGAGCAGCATGGGCGTCACCTGCGGGTGCTTCTGGTGCTGTATCAGAAATTGTAGCAAATGATATTGCGGCTTCATTTGCATTAATGTTAGGATAAAGATATGCCAACGGTATTTAAACAGGAAGTAGTAACAGGAATAGGAACAACCCCGGTAGATATTCTTCAAATTGGAGAAGGTGTTCGTGCAACTGTGGTAGGGTGTAACCTTTCCAACACTTCCGACTACGATATGGTAATATGTAATTTATATGTTGTGGATGAAAATTCTACACAGGGTAACTATGCAAGACAGATTCCGGTTCCACCCGGATCAAGTGCTAAAGTTATTACCAATGGTGAAAGATTAATTTTGCCTGCAACAGCAGGACTAAGATTAGAAACAGATACGGATGACAGTATAGATGTTACCGTTAGTTACGTGGAGATATCATAATGGCTACATATTATTTTGGTCAGAACCCAGAAAATGCACTAGGAGATAGTCCACGTTATCTATACCTTGTTAGAAGAAATGATGACGGTGAAGTATTTCTAAGAAGAGTAGACAACATTGTTGACAAGGATAGCATTGATTTAAATCTACCAGGAGCACCATCAGAAACATTTGAGGACTTTGAACCAGGAATTGATTATTTTGAAGGCATTAGAGCAGACCACGAAACAGAATACGACAACATGTATTACACACAATACAGATGGGATAACAGAAGCATTCTGTATTATGTGGATGATGAAGGAATGCTAGTTCAAAGAATTAATCAAAATTATGAATACCCAACAGGAACTTCTAGTAACGGATAAAAAAGATGGCAGAATTTAAGATAAGCAGATTAAGATATACTTGGAGAAATCAGTGGACAACTTCAACGTCATACAACAAGGATGATGTTGTTAGATATGGTGGTTCAACTTGGGTATGTGTAAGACAACACACAGCAAGTGCATTCCAAACCGATCAAGACTTTCTAGCAAATCCAGGAGATTCAGCACCAACATCTGCTTGGGTCAAAATGACCGACGGATATGCTTGGCGAGGTGAGTGGCAGCAAGCAACTTTATACAATCCTGGCGATATAGTATTATATGGTGGCGTTGTTTATCAGGTTGTTACATCTCACACTTCCGGATCAACTTTTCTTGACAATGCAAACAGTTTCGCAGAATATGCGACAACCATTGGATGGACAAAGGATTGGGTTCAAAACACAAGATACGGCGTTGGAGATCTCGTAAAATACAATGGTATAGTTTATAAATGTATTGCTGAACATACTTCTTCAACTATTTCAAAAGGATTGGAAGCGGGCAATGATGACGGAAACGAAGATAGCACCGCAGAAACTTGGGAAATATATAATCAAGGAGTTGAATTCGTAGGAGATTGGACTGCTGGAACTAGATATAAATTAAACGATTTGGTAAAATATGGTGGAACCATTCTAAGAGTAAATTTTGGTCATACGGCTGGAGCCAATATTGATGAAGGTCACTTTGATACAGAATTTCCTGGATTTAATTATAACGACGAGTGGAATTCATCCGCATACTATGCCATTGGTGATGTTGTAAAACATGGTGGATACATGTTCGTGTCCAATACTAATCACACAAATGTATCACCAGGTCTATCACTATACAATCAACCCGCTTTGGATACAACATGGGCTTTATTATTAAAAGGTAATGATTACAAGGGAACATGGAATGCTGGAACTGATTACAAATCAGGAGATGTTGTAAGAAGAGGCGGCTATCTTTATGTTGCTCTAATAGATACAGTGTTAAGCAGTGATGATGGAAGTTCTCTAGATTATCTTGATGCATCCAACTGGGAAATAGTCATACCAGGAGATGATTGGAAATCTTCTTGGACCGTAGGAAATTCTTATGCGGTCGGTGACATTGTTGGATACAGAGGAACAGTTTATAGATCAAACGTTGAACACGTTGCATCAAATGAAAACTTTCCGGGAGATAACGGTAACGGTATCTTCAATTGGGATGTTGTGTTGCTTGCAGGACCAAATGTAGCACTAAATGCACAAGGGGACCTTCTAACATATGGATTGAGCAGAGAATTAGCAGGTGATGGAAGCACACTAGGAACCACTCCTCTTCCAATCGACGATGCTGATAAAACTCTTGTTTCTCAGGCAGACGGAACGCTTGGATACAAGAGAAGAGAATTAATAAACAAGGTTAGATATGTTAGTTCGGATGACACAATTGCATCCGATGAAACAACTGATCCAGATAGAGGAAAGGATCCAAGCAAACCTTACAGGACCATTAAACATGCCTGTGAGGAAATTGAAAGATTAAACGAAAACAGTGTTCTGCACACAATCAAGGTAGCCACGGGCGAATACAGAGAAGTTTTACCCATCTCCGTTCCGAGAGGAACTGCAATTGAAGGGAATGAATTAAGATCGGTAACCGTAAAACCTAACCTAGCAAATTCTGATTTGAATTCCACATACCAATTGGCGGCATTGGATCATCTTAAGAATTTGATAGATCCTATCGTGAATCAAAATCCGATTACTCCGTCGGCTGGAAACACCCAGGCGCAAAATTTAAGCGTAGAATTACAGAACGTTTCATTTGATCCACCACAATTTTTAGTTGTTGGCGGAACACCAATAGAACAGTTTGATGCTTCGTTGCCACCAACATTTGATACCGACATTGCAGATCTAATTGATGATATCAAACAATACATAAATTTTGAATTACTAAGCAGCGGAAGTGAAGTTAGCATCACGGGCGGAAACACAAGAAACGCAAGTGCCCAATACACAAATCTAGAAACTGTTCTTCATGCAAATAGAAGATTCTTAGAAGAAGAAATAGTTGCATGGACCAGAACAAATTATACAACATATTCTATAGACTTTGACATTTTAAGATTGATTGTCAAGCGTTTGATCGATGCGTTTGTTTATGACTTAAGATATACCGGTAATTATAAATCCGTGGGCGAAGCAAGATACTTTAGAAATCTAGTGTTAGGCAGTGCCAACGATGACATGTTCTATCTAAGAGATACCACAGGCGTAAGAAATCTTTCAACAAAGGATCTAGACGGAACACTGAATCCGCCAAACGTTTTTGAATTATATAGGAGACCAACCGGCGGAGCATTCATGTCTCTTGATCCAGGTTGGGGACCAGATGACGAGCGTGTATGGATTACCAGCAGATCACCATACGTCCAAAACGTCACAACATTTGGTAATAACTGTGTTGGTCAGAAGATTGACGGATTGCTACACAATGGTGGAAATAAATCCATAGTGTCCAACGATTTCACACAGGTCATCAGTGACGGTATTGGTGCGTGGGCACTCAATAACGGCAGAGCTGAGTTAGTATCAGTGTTTACCTACTATGCACAGATTGGTATGTTCGCCGAAAAGGGAGGAGTTTTACGTGCAACAAACGGTAACTCATCCTATGGAGATTTTGGTGCAGTCGCTGACGGTAACGACCCTACTGAAACTCCTGCCTTTGCGGAAGTAAACAACAGAACGGGCCAGGCAATTGTAG